TCATCCCAGTCACCGCCCTCTCCACCGCCTCATTTGAGGCCCTGGCCCACCTCCTGCGCACCATGGGCACCCAACCCATCGACCTCATGGACCGGATTGAGCGCCTGGAGGACGTGAAGCGAGGCCTTGCAGGCAAGGGCGGCCCCTGGCAGCAGAAACTGGAGCGCATTGAAGTTGAGCAGGACCTCCTTGTTGCCCTTGCGTCCCACCTCAACAAGGCCGCATGATGAGCGTCACCCTTGAATTCATCAACGGCGCCTGCATTGGCATCGAGTATCTCAACGACCCTGACTTTGGTCGCATCCTCTCCATCGACCTCCTTGCCATCCGCATCCTCATCTGGTTTGACGACGAGGACGACAATGATGACCGCCTCATTCCAGTCTAGCAATGAGCATCTTCAAGCCCAACTCCGGCTACATCTGGGTCCGCCACCCAGACCAGTTTGTGGCCTCCATCCTCTACACCAATTCATTGAAGCAGCAGAAGCAGCAGACCATTCGCTGCGTCCAAGGCACCTACTACAAGCGAGTCAAGGTAGATGACTGACATCCCGCTCACCGAAGAAGAAATCTACTACGCCGGGCTCAACGACCTGGCAACCACCATTTCCTCTGACCCCTCCCTCCAGGCCCACGTCAGCCTGGACTCCCTGATGACCGAGGCCCGCTACCTTGCCTCCCAGCCCCTGACCTGCCTGCAGGACGTCTTTGACCGCCAGCAGGACATCCGGGAGCGCCTCTACTGCCCGGACAACACCTCTCGCACCTCCTCAGGCCGCACCTCCCACTGGGACTCCGCCCTCACCTCCAAGTCAACCAAGTATGACGCCCAGGCCGCCTTCAACTTCCTGCTCGACCAGGCCTGGGGCACCACCCACCGCCGTGCCAAGGTTGCCCGCACCCCACCCACCACTCACAGGCACTTCACCCCTCCATCCGTCTGGCCCATCCTCTGCACCCAGGAGAAGGTGGACCTCCTAAAGAAGTGCTACGCTGACCGGCTCTACCAGAAGCGAATTGGGACCCACACCTCCGAGTCAATCGACTACACCGACACCTACCGCCACCAGGTCATCCAGGTCCTGCTTCCAGTCGTTACCGCTCCCCACCTGCTGCACCTTGCCCCTCTGTCAAAGACCAAGCGAGCCCTGACCCGCCAGGTCAGAAAGCAGCCTCCAATGACGCTGGACGAGGTGGTCACCGCCACCTTGGCCGATTGGTCCACTCACCTGGAGGAGTATGAGGTCGGCCCAAGGAGCCGCTTCTCCGACCTCACCCCAACTCGCAATGAGGTGGAGACCTACGTCCGCTCAATCAGGGAAACCGCAACCTGAGCGCATAAATAGCCAATGGACACCCGGTGGGTGCTCCACCCCTTATCCAGCCTGGGGGTCTCAGGTTGACAAGGAGACTAGAAGTATGACAGTCACATCTTCCCGTCAGCGTGAAGTAGCACAAAAGCACTCCACGACTGAAATCCATGACGCCGAGGAGATGCTGGACAATCCCGATGAGGTTGTTGTCATCCAGCGTCGAGGCTCACGGCCCCAACTCAACTTTACCCGTCGTGGCATCTTTCGCCTTGCAGCGAAAGGCATGTCCAACAGCGACATCTGCGACCTCCTCGACATTCACGTCGACACCCTGAAGCACCACTTCCTCACCGAGTTGTCCATGGGTCGAGCCCACATGCGCTCTGGCCTCAAACTGCAGGTCATCCGTGAGGCCCAGCGGGACAAGCCGCAGCCCGCCATCCTCATCTTTGCCGCCAAGGCATTTGCCGGTCTGACTGAGGCCGGGGTGAATGACGAGGGCTCAAGCAACCAAGACCAGAAGGTCGAGGTTTCCATCAACGTGATGCAGAAGCCAGCGGAATGAGCACCAAAGCCCTTCGTGAAAGCATGGAGACCCTGCTTTCGCACCTGACTCACCCCGACCTGGTGAGTGGCAAGCAGCACCTTGTTGTAGGCCGTGTCTTCATTGCCAAGCAGGCTCTCTCCCAGGTCTTTAAGCGCCTGGACGAGGTTGTGTCTGAGCAGAAGCAGCGTGAATGGGACTTCCAACTCGCACTGGACTACCGTGATGGCAAGTTTGCGAAGGACTATCAAGTCCCAGCAACTGGTGGACCGTCCCCCACTAAAGATGCACTGCGTGCTAAAGCAGAAAAGCGTGCAAAGCAAGCACTAAAGTCGTCTGCAATGTGGGCAGACCCTGAATTTAGGGCAAAAATGAAGCAAAAACACCTTCAATCTTGGACTCCAGAGCGACGTGCTGCAAAGGGCGCACAACTGAAACAGTATTGGGATGAAAGGAAGCGCAATGCCAGTGCCTAAGAGGACATTTCCACCAGTCATCATCACTCACCCTCAATCCGACGACTACGACCAAGGCTACGACCGCATCTTCGGCTCGGAGCCACGTGGCCCTCTTGCTCGTAAGAAGGCTGAGGAAGCCCAAGCCAACCTACCACCCTACGCCGGAGAAGAAGACTGGCGTGACTTTCCAAAGGACTAAGATGTGCATTGTCTCACCCATCATCGACTACGGCCAGCGAATGTGGCCCATCGAGCCCCTCCGCCTTGGCCTCATCACCATTACCCCTGAGCAGTGGGCCGAATACGTCAAGTTGAAGCAGGCCGCTGAGGAGTTTGACAAGAAGACCGGTCAGCCTGACTGCATTGACCCAAAGAAGAAGGAATGGGAAGACGAGGTCCGTCGCCTCATTCGAGAAGAGATTGGAAAGTGAAACTCAATCTCGACGTCATGCCCCACGTCTCTGAGTTTGTGAGTGACATCAGCACTCCAAACCTGGGGATGGTGGCTGGTGTTGGCTCAGGCAAGACCATTGCGCTTCAACAGAAGGCGATTATTCTCTCAGTCATCAACCCAGGATGCCTAGGCATCCTGGCTTCGCCAACCTTTGCGATGCTCTCACGCAATATGCTCAACATGCGCAACGGCCTGCCAGTCCAACTTGAGAAGGCCGGCATTCCCTTCGAATTCAGAGGCGGCAACTCCTTCTACCTCAAGTTGCCAGGTGGCAAGGTCTCCGAGATTGAGTGCACCCACGCTGGCTCCTCCACCTCAGGCCGCACCGCTGCATGGTTTGGGGTCGACGAGATTGACCTGATGAAGACCGAGGACGCCCTTGACATCTGGGACATCCTGTCAGCCCGTCTTCGTGACCCAAACGGCAAGCACTTCCAAGGCTTCTGCGCCTCGACCCCTGAAGGTCCCAAGTTTCTCTGGACCAAGTTTGTTGACGACGTTGCCAAGGACCCATCCCTCGAGGCCACCTTCAAACTGCTGCACGCCACCACCTACGACAACTTCCTGCTGCCTCCCGGCTTCATTGAGCGCCTGGAGAAGCAGTATGACAGCAAGCGAGCCCGTGCCCACCTGATGGGCGAGTTTGTGTCGCTGACCCAAGGTCAGGTATATGAGGACTTCGACCGCAAACTAAACCACACCGACCTTGAGATTGAGGTGGGTGAGGACCTGCACATCGGCGTCGACTTCAACAAGAATGGCATGAGCGCTCCCATCTTCGTCATCCGTGATGGCAAGCCACTCCTGCTGGACGAAATCATGGGCAGCACCAACACGCCCACTCTCGTGCAGGCCATCCGTGCCCGCTACCCAACCAACCGCATCACCGCCTACCCTGATGCCACTGGCAAGGACGTCAGGTCCACCACCTCATCTGAGACCGACCACAACATCCTGCGGGTTGACGGCGGCTTCATCATCTCGACCACCCAGGCCAACCCAAAGATTCTGGACCGAGTCAACTCAGTCCGTGCCCAAATCTGCAACAGCCGTGGAGAGCGCAGCCTCAAGGTCAACACCAGGAAGTGCCCAATCTCTACCGGCTGCTTCGAGCAGCACACCCTTCGACCTGACGGCCTGCCTACCAAGGGCATCAAGTATGGCCGAATGACCCTTCACATCGATGGACCGATGGACGCCGCTGGCTACTTCATTGACCGTCGCTTCCCAGCCCCACGCCACCCTGCGGTGCAGCCAGTGCGCATCCTGGGCGCATAAATAACCACATCACTGGAGAAATACCATGTCAAAGAATTCAGGCGTTGGAGCAGTCCACCCACAACTCGAGGACCTGCTGACCGAGATTGAAACCACCGAGGACGCAGTAGAGGGCGATGTCCGCTCTGAGGACTACGTCCCACCCTTCACTGGCATGTCGGCCCAGTCCTACGAGAAGTATCTCAAGCGGGCAGCCTACTTCAACCTCATTGAGCGCACCCTGCAGGCCATCATTGGCGCCATGGTCAGGAAGGACTACGTCCTTGATGGCTCGGGCACCATTGAGTTTGACGAGGCCTACTCAATGGAGGACGGCCTCATTGAGACCTACGACAACATCCTGACCACTGGCCGCTGCGCCTACCTGTGGGACCCGACTCCCGACATGCCACGCCGGGTTGTCCAGTATGACAGCGATGACATCCTCAACTGGGGAAACGGCTTCGTGGTGCTTGATGCCTGCCGCCTGGTCTCAGACCCGCAGGACCCCTTCAGCCAGGTCGAGGAGGAGCGCCGCCTTGTCCTTTCGCTTGGTGGCAGCGGTGCTACGCCAGTCTACACGATGCAGTATTTCGTCTGGAGGGGCACCGAGCAGGCTGGTCAGTGGGTGCCTGAGTCGGACCCAATCGTCCCCCAATTCCGTGGCAAGCCGCTCAACTTCATTCCACTCATCTCCATCACCCCAAGTGGCCTGACTCTGGAGCCAAGCAAGCCGGTCCTCTACACCCTGGCAACGCTCAACATCCAGCACTTCAACCTGTGCTCGACCATTGCCTACGGTGCCCGCTTCTTCGCTCTGCCCAAGCCCTACATCGCAGGTGACTTCCATGCCGTCAACGCCGATGGCACTGGGCCAACCACCATCACCCTCGGCCAGGAGGACGTGCTTCTCCTCAAGCAGGGCGGTCAAGCCGGCTTCATGGAATTCACCAACTCAGGCGGCATGAAGTTTCTTGCTGATGAGCGCCAGAAGTTGGAGGACCAGATGGTCATGCTCGGCTCTCGGATGCTGACCCAGAAGGCAGGCGTTGAGTCGGTAGATGCAATGTCCCTGCGCCTTGCTACTGAGACGGCCGTGCTAGTTGCCATCGTCAAGAGCGTGGAGGCCGGTCTCAACACCCTGCTTGAGTGGATGGCAGCGGTGGATGGCAAGCAGGCAACCATCTCCCTCAACAAGGACCTCGCCCCAGAAAGCCTGTCGCCTCAGCAGGTCGAGGCCCTCCTCAAGTCGCTGGCGGCTGGTGCCATCACGGTGGACCAACTGCTCCAGCGCTTCTACGAGTCTGAGTTTGTTGCACCACCTGACCAACAAGCCTAACCTGGCAGCATAAATAGCCATACAAACGGAATGGCGGTGTCATTCCGTAACCCAACTGGAGCCCTCGGTGAGGGAGACACATGGACCAACTTGAATTTGAAGTAACCGACATTGAATCTGTGCCTGAAGCCGTCCGTGGCTTCTACGAGTCAAAGGATGGCAAGCACGTCCTGAAGGTCAAGGGAGCGGTTTCAAAGTCGAAACTGGATGAGTTTCGCAACACCAACATCGACCTGACCAACAAGGTCAAGAAGATGGAGCCAGTCATCGCCCTGCTGGGAGAAGACGGTCTCACCCCAGAGAAACTCGAGCAGAAACTCTCCGCCCTGGCTGAAGGTCGGGTAAAGGAGATGAAGGACAACTACGAGACGCAGGTCTCGACCCTGACGAGTGAGAAGTCAGGCCTCGAGCAGCGTTTCAAGAGCCTGGTCCTCAACGACCAGGTAACGAAGAAGGCGCTCAAGCACGGTGTGATTGAGTCGGCCCTTGAGGACGTTATCTTCCGTGCCTCCACTGTCTTTGACGTCGACACAGACGGCAAGGTGAAGGCAAAGGACGGTAAGGTCAACAAGAAGGGGGAAGCCCTGTCCGTTGAGGACTGGCTCACCGGCCTGGCAGAATCCGCCAAGCACCTCTTCGGACAGAGCATGGGTGGCGGTGCCACCACACCTGCAGGCAGCACTACTCAACCAGCGCTGTCAGCAAATGAAAAAATCGCTGCTGGACTTCGGAAGCAAGGCATCCTGAAGTAAGCGGCTCAACCAAGGAGCATTCCAAATGGCCTCAATCACCCTCGCAGAAGCCAAGAAACTCGGTCTCGATGACCTCGGTGCTGGTGTTGCAGAAAACATCGTCACCGTCAACCCGATTTACTCGGTCCTCCCCTTCAACACGACTGTGGGCAATGCCTACGTCTACAACCGTGAAAACACCCTTGGCGACGTGCAGGTCCTCGGCATCGATGGCACCATCACTGCCAAGACGCAGGCTACCTACACCCAGGTGACGCAGGCCCTGACGACCATCATCGGTGACGCTGAGGTCAATGGTCTCATCGAAGCCCAAGGTGTTGGCACGACCGCTGGCAACGACCCAGTGACCGCTGCTGTGGCTTCCAAGGCCAAGGCCGTTGGTCGCAAGTATCAGGACCTGATGGTCAATGGTGACTCGGGCAACGCCAACGAGTTTGACGGCATGGTCAAACTCATCTCGTCTGTCCCATACGCTGGTCAACTCCTGGCTACCCAGGCTGCTTCGTTTGAGGCAGTTGACAACATGCTCGGCCTGGTCAAGTCCAAGGGCACCTCGGTTGACTTCCTGATGGGCAACCTCGCCATGGAAAACAAACTCAAGTCGCTTGCCCGTGCCCTCAACGGTGGTGTGCTTGAGTGGACCACTTCCGGTGGCTCGAAGGTCTTCATGTATGCCGGCATCCCCTTCTTCCGCAACGACTACCTCGCTGCTGCTGACCAGGACGGCGTGACCGCTGGCACGCAGGCTTGGCTCTTCGCTGGCAACTTCGACGATGGCACCCGCAAGGTTGGCATCTCGGGTGTTGTGCCTACCGTTGGTGGCATCCAGGTGGAAGACATCGGCAAGGGTGAGACCAAGGACGCCCGCATCATCCGCGTGAAGATGTATGGCACCTTCGCTTCCCACAGCGTCCTCGGCCTGGCTGGCGGTCTCCTGACCATCGCCTAAGGCTTCTGACTCCGCAAGGAGTCTGTGACAAATAAGGGCCGGCCCGGGCAACCGGCCGGCCCTTTGCTTTACAAGGAAGCCCCATGCCAACTCTGACCTCAGACAACTCCTACGTCACCTACGCTGAATTCCAGGCCTACTGCGACCGTGTAGGCAAGACTGCTCCAGCACAGGACGTCACTGAGCCACGTCTCATCCATGCAACCCTCGCTGTGGACCGCCTCTATGGTGGCCGCTTCATGGGTAGGAAGACGCAGGCAACGCAGCCTCTTGCCTGGCCACGCAGCCCCACCTCCTTCCGCAACATCGACCTGCCAGACGGCATGTATTCGGTGGACGCAGATGGAAACTAC